TATAAGGTCTGGGGTCCCAGAACTAATCTTATCAGAAAGTTCACTGACATCTTCTGCAAGGTTTGGAAGGTCCTCAGGGATGATCTTAAGGTCTGGAAGGTCTGCAGTTTCCACAACAGGATCAATGACATTTTCCTGCACTGTTTCGACAATCTGTGTAACAGGGTTACCCCCTCCACCTCCACCCCTTCCGTAGCAGATGGTTTTGGATTGAGGAAATCTTTGGCAATCCCAAGGCTGATGCAAACTTAATAAATCCATGTTATTTAATCGGTAAATAGAAAAAATAACGGGTTACTGCATCAGGCCAATCCTGATTAACTCTGTCTTTAAAATACTCAAGATCAGTGTACCCCGAAATACCCTCGCAATTGTTGTCTTTAGCATACTTTATTAATACTTTTTCCCCTTCTTGGTAAGCTTGTACCATAGAACCTAAATCGACATCCTGTACTCTCGTAGTAGAAAACCAAAGTAAAGATTGTCTTCCTGTGAATTCACATACTTGTAACTGAGTCAATACAACGTAATTAATACCATTATCATCCCCCTCTGACACCCAGAGTTGCATAGACGAATTGAAGGGATTCGAAAGTTTTTTGAAAATTTTCTTAAGGGCATTTGTGTGATACCCGATAGTTTTATGGGCCCCAGTAGAGGCATTGAGGGCTAAGTGTATAGCTGGTTGAAAAACCTCATCCCACTTTTTAATCACTTCTTTTTCTGGAACAAGTCTTATCATTTACTCTCCCTTAAGAAGCTCCAGGTACGTTGATGACTTTTCTTCCCGTAGGAATAGCCAAATCTTTTCTCATCAGTTTCCTCAGGCGATTCTTGGAAGACCGTGATCTTCTCTTAAGGGACGGGTCTGATTTACCACCTACAGCAGTACCACCAAACCCTATTTCATCAGGGGGAGTTTCAATTGGGGTATCAGGGGTGACATCAGTTTCGGGGTCAAAGAAATCATCATCTGTTTCACCAAAATCTCTCGGGATACCAAAACGGTCCATCCAATTTCTACCCTCCCAAGCTTCTTTAAATTCACCAAGTCCTGCTGGTCCAGCTTGAAATCCCGCTTTAGGGTCCATGTGATCTTTAAGTTGTACACACATTGCTATAAAATAAGCTAGTTAGCACCATCGTTGTCATTTTCCTCGTCATCTTCTGCCTCTAAACTGATTATTTGAATACATTTTTCCACGACACTACGCTGCCCACAGCGAAACCAGATCTCACGATCAGTATCGTGCAAATCAGGACAACGATTAGGGTACAAATGATCAAGAAAATCGATAAATTCACCAATCGTTTGCGGAGCCATGACGATAACTTAAGAAATTTTCGAGACATACGAGGTAGATCCCGAGAAAAATTAAAAATCTTCTAGAGTGGCATGGAATGAAGAGTACGAGAGCCGTCAAAATTAAACAAAACAGGGGTTTTGGAAGCAAAGTTGAAATCCTCCCAGCGTAGTATTCTTGCCAATCGAGCCATTTGAAGCTGATTGTCAACATTGTTTTTTCGATACGTTTCAAAAACAGCATTTTGGTACTCATCAGGACCACATTGGCTCAGGATTTTTTCAGCAGTCTTAGGACCCACCCCAGGACACCCAGGGTAATTATCGGTTGAGTCCCCCGTCAGGATTTGCTTGTAAAAATGGTAATCTGCTTCAGCCTCGGTGATTTCAAAAGACTCCCCCGTGTCTGGGTTGTAATGAATTCCAGGGATGGTCTTCATGTCCTTGTCGATGGACACGGCAATCTTAATCATTTTCCCTGGCCTTGTCATGTGAATCCCGATCACATCATCACCCTCAAGACAATCATACTGAATCGTTTTATACTCATGAGCCAACCACCTCCGCATACCTTGCAATCCTAAAGGCTTCCTTTGGTTTTTCCTGTTTGCCTTGTATTCGGGATAGATTTCCTTCCTGAAGGATTCACCGATACTGAAACAGATCCTCAGGGTGGATTTCTTGACGGAACAAGCCAGCCTGATCTCCTCAAGCATCTCCCTTGCTATGGTCTCTGCCTGACCTTCATTCAGAGACAAGGTCCAATCCCCATCACCCCAATAGATTTCCATCTCGGCTGCAAAGCAAGCCTTATAAAGAATGATGTCACCGTCTACAAAAACTAACTTTCTCATGGTGTTCCCTTTCCTTTTGTTGGTTCTCTTTCCTTTTTGCTTTCTCCTGATCATGCCTGATCTTTTCCATCTCAATCGCACGTAACTCGCTCTTGATTTTTTTACCCCAGACATCCAAAGGCATAGGCCAAGTGACCTTGGTCTTGCCACACCTTCCTTCAACGGTCCCATTGGTCCTGAAGGAAATTAAAACGGGAGCCCCAAGCTTCCCGTTCTTTTTAACCCGTTTAAACCCAATCGATATGGGGCTTAACAGCGAGTAATCCTTTAACCTCCCTGAGAAAACTTTTGCGTGTCTTCTCGCTAGGTTCAGCAGTTTCATCTCATCCATCATAAAGGAATCCTTTCTTTAGTGTGTGTCGGCCCAAGTCTGCCCCACCTTGTAATCAGCATCCAAAGGACACCGAAGCTTCAGTTTCACTGCCACTTCCCTGGCAGCTTGAATCATCAACTCCCCTAGACGGTTCTCTATCCCCCTGTTGACAATCCACTGGACCTCATCGTGAATCCAAAGCCTTTGGTGTCCCTGGATCATCTGGTCATCTGCCAGCTTGTTGATCATCACTACCCATTCCTTGCAGATAATGGCTCCAGCACTCTGTAAAAGGGTGTTGAGGGCAGCGTGTTGGTGTCTGATGGGAATCTTTCTGCCGTCTAAACCAAGGATGAATCCCTGTTTGGCTCTTTCACTTACGGCGTCCTGGAGCTTCTTGAGGGCTGGTAGTTGAGACAGAAATTTTTTCCTTAGTGAGGCCCCTGCTTTTGCACCCTTCCCAACTATCTGACCCACCTTAAAATTCCCAGCCCCGTACAAAAATCCGTAGATGAATGTTTTGGCCTGGTCCCTGGTTTCCAACCCTGCAGCCTTTTGATTCTCGGTGTGGATGTCTCCCTCCAAAAGTTTCTGGGTGTACTCCCCCCCATCAAATCTCCCCATGTAATGTGCAAGACACCTAAGCTCTAAACCAGACAGATCAGCCCCTACAAAAATTTGGTTCCTCGGAGCATAAAAAAGTTCCCTGCATTCCTTGCCAAACGGGATTCTGACCGAAGGAACTTGAGCAAGATTAGGGTGGGAATGGGTGGCTCTAGCGGTTACAGCACCTTGGGTCCTGACTCTACCGTGAATGGTTCCTTCTTTTGTCACACACTTAAGCCACGCTTGAGATCCTTCAGCCAACTGGGATATACGCTTTTGGACCATAAGGTATTTTTCCAACAGCTTTGCTTCGGGAAACTCAAGCGTGGACATGACCTCTTCATCTACCCTCGGCTTACCCTTGGGTGTCAGAAGCTTCGGTTTCCAATCATATTTTCTCTGGAGACAGAGGGCGATGTGGTCTCTCGATCTGGGGTTGAACTCAATTCGTTCAATTTTTTCGTATTCCTTCCCCTTGGTGATCCCCCTGGATTTATTATTGACCAAAGGCACATGGACCCCTCGGCTGACCCACCAGGACTTGAAGGTTTCTTTCAGCTTCTCTTCAAGCTCATGTCTTTGGCTGGAGAGTTTCGCATAAAACTTTTGACCTTCGGCCTCATTAAAATAAACCCCAACCTTGGTTTGAGACAGGCAGATCCTCTGAATCTCATGCTCCAAATCAACAGCTTGGGAGGAGGACTCCGTTCTTTGTATGTGGTTAAAGAGATCCCTGGTCAAATGTACATCTTGTACACAATAAGACAGTATGGCTTCGGTGTACTCAGACCAGACATCAGGACTCTTAGCCTTTGGGTTGCCCAAGGTGTACCCCCAGGATTCCAGGGAATGACTCGGTCTTTCAGGCCAGAGCAGTCTTGAGATCACCAGGGTGTCCCAGATTTGTCCATTAGGTTCCCATCGGGGCCGAAGCTTCTTGATCGCAGGGATGTCGAATTCCATGATATTGTGCCCAATCAACTGATCAGCTTCACTCAGGAAGACAAGCCCATCCTTTAGTTTGTCTGGGGGGAATTCATGAACCTGGTTTGTGTCGGCATCGATAGCAACAATGCAATGGAGGGTCTTCAGGTTGTTCAGTAACCCGTCCGTTTCAATGTCAAAAATCAAACGCATTTTGGCTCTCCCCCTGGTCAAAAACTGCTTGAAGTTCTGGGTCTACTTCCCTCAAGCGTCCCGTGTCTCGGTTGTACCGAAGGTAACAAGTCACCCCTGTCTCTCCCGAGAGTCGGTTCTTGAGAATCCTCACCGTCACTAAATCAGGGTCCTCCCCCTGTTGGTCCCGTTCCAACCCGAAAACATTATCTGAAATTTGAGCGATTGAGGCCGAACCTCTAAGGGAGTTGAGGTTGATCTGAGCCCCTTCCTCGTAACCCTTGGACCCGAAGGGTTTCTTCAGGTGAGAGACAATGATCAGACCCACCTTTGTTTCTTGTACAAAAGACCGCAACTTCGTCATCAGGACATCAATGGTCCTTCGTTCATCATTGGTGTCTAACCCCGAGACCACTATGCTGATGTGATCCAGGACGATGAAGTCACAATCCAAACCCTTGGCTAAGAACCTAAGTCTTGCGATCAGATTGTCTTCATCCAAAGACCCCCAGTGATCATAGAGGTATAGTTTTCTAGAAAGCTGAAGATCGTTCATGGCCCACTCCATCTTATCCTTATCCTCACTGGTGATTTTGTTGAGGTGATAAGGGGTAGAAAGATGGAGAGACAACAACCCTATCAGGGTCTTGAGGTTGGATTCCTCTAAAGCCACGTAGCCTATGCGGAGACCATTTTGGATCAGGTGAAACGCCACCTCCCTGGCAACCTGGGATTTCCCCTGGCCCGTTCCAGCAGTGATGCAGACAATCTCCTGCTTTCGAATCCCTTTGAATTTTTCATTGAGTCCCTGGAAGGGATAAAGGTACGAGTCCTCTACCTCTGTCCTAAGATAGTTCTCCCAAACTTCTTCGACACCCACGATCCCGTCTGGTCTCCAAGGCTGGGCTTCCCAAAGGGCAGAGTTAAGTTCCTCAACCCTTCCCTGCATGAGCATTGCATTGGGGTCCTTTAACGGGAGGAAGACAACAAATACTTTTCCTGGTGAGAGCAGCACCGCACACTCTTCGGCAGCTTTTTGCCCTTCATCATCCTGGTCAAAACAAATGACTACCTGATCAAACTTTTCGAGCCACTCAATATTCTTTTTAAAAATACTTTTCGCAGACTGAGCCCCGTTGGGTACTGAAACCGTGGGCCACTTGCATTCACCAAGCTGAGATACCGTGAGAGCATCGATTTCCCCCTCGGTGACCACCAGCCTTCGTCCCCCTTTCCATTTGTGTTGTCCCCAGAATTTTTGACTCGGGGTTCCTGTCCAGAAGAAGGTCTTATCAGCCTTTCGGACCTTTTGACCTGTAATCTCCCTGCCCCCGTCACGGTAATTTGCGATTTGAACCGTTCCCCCACCGTAAACCGCTGTTCGATAGTCCCATCTCTTCGTAGTGTTAGCACTGATCCCTCTTTTCTTTAAAGCCTTGGTTTCCCCAAGAATAAAATCGGTGACCTGGGAAAGCTTCTCTTCGTTTTCCTGATTCTTCTTATACTCTCCGCAAACAAAGCAGTAGGTATGGTCAAAGTAATCTGCTAGACCGTCACTGGACCCACAACTTTCACACGGGAGATGTCCTTGGAATTCTCCTCCATCCAACTCTTGGGTATCCATCTCTTCGCCCATTTGTATCCGTGTTTATCAGCCCACTTGGCACACGTTAGCTTTTTAGCACCCCCAACCACTCCGTTGGGGGCCATGAAGACGAAGCGGATGTCGAGGTCAGGGTACTGCTCTTTGATTGATAGGTGTTTCTTTCTATCATCTGCCTTGAAAAACCCCTTGCATTCCACCAGGATTCCATTCGGCAAAATAAAATCAGGGATATAAATGTGAGACAGAACATAAGGAATATTGACTGTCTCAAACTCGTAATCAACACCAGCCTCGGTCAATGCCAGAGCAATCGACTTTTCGAATCCGCTTCTAAATTTTTTCTTAAAAATCTTGGGTTTCACTTTCCAAAGCCCTGTCCATCTGTTCCTTATCGTAAGAGAAACCCTCCTCTTCCTCTTCAAAACCAAAGGCTTTGGGATCAGAGTTCACCCCGTAGTGAACAAGGTCTATGACCTGGACCGCTTTGAGCCGAAGTGAAACTCCAGCTTTCCCCTTGTTGAAATAGGGAGACATGAAGTAGGCAACCTTAACAACGGACCCGTTACCGATCCTGAAGGACTTGTCTGTAATCAGATTACCCTTTGCATCAAAAACCTGAGGGTGTTGTTCAATAGTCTCCCCGTCCTTGGTGACGAAGGATTTTTTCATGTTGAATTTGAATCGGATCTCCCCCGTTTCCATCCCGTCAGCATCCTCAACCACCCTCCAGGGATAGTGTTCCACCTTGGGCTTTTTCTTCCCCTCGGTGTGCATCTCCACCTTCTTGTCTATCTCAGACAAAATCATAGCTTTGAATTCCTCCTGCTCCCCTTTATCAAGCAGAAGTTCTATATTGAAGGTTTGGTATTCCTTATCGGGAAGTATGACCTTGGCCCAATAAGCCTGGCCTTTTACCGTCTTGGTTATGACTGCCATGTCGCTCCTTATGCTTGGCGTTTACTAACAAAAAAAGAAATCTGAGTGCTTCACTATAGAGACATCAAGATCCCCATAAGCTGGGGGATCAGGAAGATCAGAAACCCCGAAGGACTTCATTTGATCGTGCCAATCTCCCAGTACATCCTCGGTGTACATTTCAACGAAAGCTTCCCGAAGAATTTTGTTAAGTAAAGGAGCCTGAGAGGCCACTGCACCATAGGAATCATGGACACAATTAACCTGGGTCAAGCCTAGCTCCCTTGCTTTCTTAAGTGTTAAATGAAGGTGGGCTGCATCAAAGGAATGGATCACATTAGGTGGGGTTGACTGTCTAACCTTAGGACTCTCAACCTTTCCATCTTGTTCCTCAGTACACATCATCCTTATGGTGTTTCCATAAAGTTCGGTCTTAATTCTTCTGGATCTATACTCAGGGTAATATTGAAGACAGTCGAAACCTGAAGGTGAGATCCACCTGAGGTGATGCCCCTCGTCTGCGATTTTCTTGGAAATCTTTTGGAAGTATTTCATCCCCTCGGCTGCTGCTATGACTACCTCATCAATTGCCTTTTTGACAAAAGGGCCGATATAGCTGGCAGGGCCGAAGGAATCAGTTCCCTGGAGTTTTCCTCCATCAAACGGGTATGCCTTCCCTTTGTCTAAGATTTCCTGGGTGATGTAGTCCTTGATGTAAGCCTTGGTGGAAAACAAGGTTCCCCCGTAGGGATAGACCATCGTGGGTTTTTTCCCCAACTTTCGGGTCAGTAACCCACTTTTTTCCCACTCACGGGCGTAGTGGTGATTCTCATGTTTAATGAGTTCAGCGACTCGGTCAGCCACCCTTTGATAAAGATCCTCAGGTTTGTCCTGGGGAACGAGGTTGACAGTCCTTGCGGTCTCCTCATGTCTCAACAGTGCTGCATAGTGCTGGATTCCATTTTGTGAACCATCGGTCTGGACAAAGAGAGAACTGATGAATCCCTTACCTCTCTTGACAAACCCAAACCACTCAAAACAAAAAGCCAAAAACCCCCAAGGCTCTGAAGCTTCTTGCCACCAATCGAAACCAAGGGGGTCTTGAGCAACCCTGATGATGTCAGCCTCATTTGCGAGGACCCACCCGTAGCGTTCCTCAAGTGACACTTTGTCAAACCCAAACATATTAGCCCCGTGGACTGCCAGGGCTTCCACTTGGCTGTCCTCCACCAGGGGGAGCCCCAGGCTGGACTTAAGCAGAGAACGAGAATAATCAGGGCCTTGAGGACTGAGGAAAGAAAAACAAGGATATAGTCTCCCTCTAAAATCCGCTTGCCAGACAAACCAAAACTCTTTGTATTTCAAAAATTGATCAGCCATCATCAGGGTTCTGATGAACTGGATTCGTTTACTGGTCTGTCTTTCATTGGACCTATGAATCCCTCCTGCGATCTGAGCCCACTGTTGGTAAATCTTTATTTGGGCCTCAGTCATATCCCGTCTTCGAATTCCTTCGATGCTTTGGGGCATCGGGGGGATGGAGGCATCTCGGACCACGGGGATGCCTTGGGTGGTGGCATCGGAGTCCTTGAGAGCTTTCATGATCTTGAGGACAGGAATATTGAGACAGAAACTGGAGCCCTGGCAGAGGTTAAGAGCTTCGTAAAAGGTTCCCATACTCTTGGTCTCAGATAATTCTGGGAGCAGCCTACGGTTCTTCACCTTCACGGCATTGACCCCCTTCAGCCACCCTGACCAGTAGCCCCCACCGATGACATCTGACCACTCATTGGGCTTGAGGACACAAGGCATATAAATTTGGCTCAGGTACTCGTGCCTTTTATTCATTTCCTCAAGCCAGGTTATCGTTGCTTCGTTAGCCACTAGGTAATGAAAAGTTTTTCCCCTAATAGTCTGTCTAGACTTTTGAACCAGGGCTGTCTGACGAATAATAATTTCTACCATCACTGCACCCACTCTCATTCGTTCCTTTGCACCCCAGATGTCCCACTCTATCCTTGCTTTTTTCTTGGCTTGGTTGTGTAGAACATCCCTGACCTTCCAAGCTGGCTTACGGGATTGCTGTTGGTGAGTTTTGATTTTGTTGAACCAGTGGGGGTGGGCTTTTTTGAAGACAAGAAATCTGGCTTGATCCTCTATCACTTTACCTATTTTGAAACAAGTATCTGAGTGACTGTTCTTAAGGACGATGGAGTCCATCACGATAGCTAAGGCTATGTAGCTGGCCTCTCGGGGGTCTATACCAATGGACCCCATAAGAGCCACACCAATATTTTGTGGCCCTTTGTATTTTGCTGTAATAAGTTGGGTGAGTTCATCTGAGACAAGTCCTACAGCCTCCCTGACTATAGACCGAGAGGAGGGGAGTCGCATCCATGCTTGATCTCGGGTGGCCCCAAGAACGATCTTCTTGAATCTCTCCCCACCTAATCGTCTACTCTGCTTTTCTAACTCTAACTGTTCATCAAACAGATTCACTGCTGTATTCCTTCAATGGGAGTAACTTGAGAAAATCCATTTTCTCTAACCTACAAACAAGTAGGATTTTTTCTTCACAATGCATACACTGGATTTCTTCACGCAACTGATAGATCCCAGTGGTAAATCTTTTTTCACACCAGGGGCAATCCACCCCCACCATTCTCATTTCAGATTTCATCAATGCTGCCCCCATCCCCACTTGTTTTCGGTGACCGTAGTGTCTATAACGGGATGGCTTTGGCGAATCTCAATTTCACCTTCATCATGTATGTCTGTTAATTTGTCCCAGTAATTTAGTTGTTCTATCACCCCACCCTTTTCAAGGAACCTTTGGGTGGCCTCTCTTATGAAATCTCGGGTGAGCTTTTTACTTGCCTTACCCCTAGACCCCATGATTTCGAATTTCTTTTTATTTCTCACATAGACCTCTCTGTTTTAAAGAGTTGGTGCAAGGTGGGGCCAGTTGGGAACTCCAGAAAAAGTAAGCCCAACCGAGAGAGAACCCCTACCTTGCGGAGACCCCGTGTTTTTTAGTTGGTAAATAAGAATAAAATCGGCTGTAATTCATTTTTCTCTCTGATGCCCCTTCCTGGGCATGAACCAGCTCCTACGGTAACGCTAGTAGTAGCATAATGTCCCAGGATATTGGGTGTCAAGTCTTTTATTGTATTTTTTTAATAAAAGGTTATGATAACCATGTATTACTGGGATACCTATGGCTGATATACACCAATTGCTTAGGAGTCTTATGGAAGAGATTGGCCCCCCTGAGGAACAGGATGTTCCCACTATCGGTAAACTATTTAAAGAATGGATAAAGGAATCCAAAAGATTTCGGTCCATGAAGTCTCTTAGCTCATATCGTGTGCTGGGGACTTACATCAGGGCTTCCAAACCCAAAGGTCAGCAGCACAAAAGGAAGTGTAGTATTGAGAACCTAAAGGAACTTGCCTTAAGTTTCAAGGATTATCTTGATACCAGGAATCTTTCCCCGAGTTCCAAGAATTCTTACCTGATCAATCTTCAGACCTTTTACAACTGGCTCAAGAAAAATAATCACATCCCTGAGAGGGTAGGGGTCCAGAAGATCAAGGTTTCGGAGAAGTCCATCAAACCTTTTTCGGAAGACCAGATGCAGATGATCTTGGACAGGATCTTGTACAGAATAGAGAATGCCGTGGGGCAACAGAAGGCCCGTAAGGTTTTCTACAAGTGTCACCTTAGGGCCTACTATGTAGCTCGGTATGCTGGGCTGCGATGTGGGGAACTGGTGAACCTCAGACTTTCGGACATCGATTTGAATACCAGGGAGATTTGGGTCAGGGATGTAGGGGACTCGATTGTGAAGGGGGCCAGGGAAGAATCAATCCCTATGGGAGACACCCTCTATGAGTTTATAAAGAAGGATCTAAGGGGCCGTAGTGTCTACGAAAAGTGGTTCCTTGATTCTGGATTTGGTTATAGGGCTTACTCCAGGTCCATGAACCTTTCGAATGCCATGAAGGTCCACTTGGATGCCCTTGGGATTTCGGGAGTGAAACCCTTGCATGGCTTTCGGGCTGCCTTTTGTCGCAACCTCGGACTTTCGGGAGCCCCCTTGCCAATCCTAAAGGACCTGATGAGACATAAGGATCTTCAGACAACCCTGAGGTATATGGATATACATTCTCCAAAGGACAAACTCAGGGCTGTCAATCTGCTTAATTAACTAGCTTTTTTGAGTTTATCTCGGACAGCCTGTTCGACAAACTCTCTGATTGTCAAGCGGTTGTCCAAGGTCTCCCTTGAAACTACATACTTTTTCACATCCAGCAAAAGTTGGGCGTTGATCTTCATCGTTTGTGCTGGTTCATCGATGGAAGATTTTGAGCCTTTTGTGATAGCCATACTTGTTTTTATTTTTTATGAGTGGGCGAATTTGTCCCAGAAACCCCAAAAGGGTTCTTAGGACACTAACAACAAAAACCACTCCCCCCGAGGAACTTTTACCACCCTTGGTAAGGTGAGGGCCATGTTGTGTTCAAACCTCCTTCGTTATACTTTGCGGTTTCATAACTACCCGTTTTTTGTAGTTTTTGTTGAAAAGATGACCGTCCTATGGCACGATGGAAATCCCACCCCTTTATTTGATCCATTCAAACTTCGGGGAGGGTTTTGCAACCCTGAGGACCTCGGTGCTAACCTTTAATGAGGTCCTTGGGGGTCACAAACCTAAGGAATCCACTACATCCAAAGCGTTGTTGGCTGACACATTCAGGTATAAGGATGTATTAGCGACACTCTGATGCCCTGCCAGTTGCCTACAAACCTCGATGTCCTTGGTTTTCTCGTAGACAATACTCAGCTTGGACCTCCGCATACTATGGGTGCTGAAGTCTTTGTGGTCCAGCTTACAGAGCATGGCCCACCGTTTAACCAGCCTGGAGTATTGGATTCCCGATAGATGTTCCCCCTTTTTTCTCCCAGGAAACAGATAGTTTTCTGGTCTTAAGTTTTTAGCCTCTACGAATTCCACTATAACGCCAGTGGTAAATGCTGACAAGGCCCAAGTGACCTTTCGTCCTGTCTTCTCCATAATCTTGGTTTCCCGAGTTTTCGGGGCTCCGTTGATGTCAATAACATCAGAGACCCTGAGGGCCAAGAGATCCGATTTTCTCAGGACACTATCGAAGGCTACGGAAAAAAGCACCAAGTCTCTCCCCCTGAGCTTTTCCCTGAGAAGCAGAACGTGTTCGTAGGTAAAAGGTTTCTTTTGCATGGGTTTCCCTTTCTCTAATAAATGTAAGTTGTTCCAGTTATTTTACGGGGCCAATCTTCCATATCTACCCAAGGGGTCCAGATGGTCCATCTTGTCTCAATAAAGGTTTCTTCTTCACCCTCTATTCTTGAGTGCCACTCTGACCAAAAGGTATAAAATTCAACCTTGAGTTCCTCCAGGTGACTTAAGACAAGATAAAGATTTGCTTCTGACCCTTCATCAGGAAATGAGTTGAAGGCCCCTTGGATATACTCCCCAGCTTCATCTTCACCTTTTATTTCAAACTCTGGGTACTTTTCATTTGAAGAAAATTCTTTATGGAACTCAAACCAAGCACAACCTTCCTCAAATGGAAAAGCTTGGCATCTCTCTTTTATTAAATACTCAACAAATTGATTTTTAGGTAACATTTGTTTTCCCTTTCTCTTTATAGTTCAACCGTTTTATCAATATAGACAAACTTCCCTGACGGGTAGGTAAGTCTGATTTTCCCTGTATTTCCATTTTTGTGGAGTTTTCGGGCTTTCCATCCCTCATTGCCAACCGAGAGTCTATTCCCCTTTTGAAATCCTTTGGCCCTGGAGAGATTTAGTTTTCGGGTATCTTTTGT